CCACCACCACCGCCACCCCCACCACCAACACCACCACCTCCCGCCACCACCACACACCACACATACTCATGACATGCCCCGTGTTCGGCATGCGCCACTTCAATGCGCCCACGTAGCGGCGTATAGCAAATATTCAACTGCTGCCAAGCCTTATTTCAAACCGATCAAAGGCGTCAAGTTTAGACTTCCGGACAAGATACGAGATGATCCGCGTGAAGAACAGCAGTTGGGTGCGCTATTTGAGGATATGCATCCCGCAGTCCCAGATAACGGAAGGTCAAATTTCTTGGCCGCGTTTCGTAAACGATGTAATTATTTCAGTGCGAAGCGTGCTTCGCCTGCCATCATCGACGCAGCCCAGAAGTTTGTTGAAGTCTTGGTCCCGAAACCGCTTCAAGCCTTCCAGTGGAACCAGATGTTATTCGATGAGTGGTTGCTCAAGTTTGGCGAAGAGAAACGTGCCCGTATGGTCGCGGCTCTCGAGTCAATCAATGATGTAACGCTCAAAGAGTACATCGGCAAGCAAATCTTTGTTAAAGTGGAAAACCTTCTCGTACAGCACAAGCCTAACTGGGCCCCGCGGGTCATTTTCAAGTCTCACGATTTGATGAATGCACTTGCGGGTCCCGTCTTCAATGAGTTGTTGTCCAGGCTCGACGCCTGCTGCAACCATATGGAGGGCAAATACCAGTTTAAGCTAGCTTACAAGAAGGTTCCCACTGACTACACCGATTTCGTTTCCACAGGCGAGGGAGAATATGTTGAATGTGACTTCAGCTCGAATGACAAATTGCAGTGTTCAGATGTAATGGTCCTCGAAATGGCACTGATGCGTAGGTTAGGAGCACCCGAGTGGTTCATTAGGTTACACGCTTTAACCAATGAATTCACAGTCAAAAGTCTGGATCATGGGCTCAAGGCCACCCTTGAGAACATGATGCCGACCGGGTGCCCCGATACCACCTTCAGGAACTGTTTTTGGAACATGTGCATTCTCTATGCTTTTTTGGTTCGAGTTGGGGCGACGCGTTGTAGAGCTGTGATACTGGGCGATGACATGTTGGCAAAGATTGCCGGGTTGCAAAGGTACGCAGCCAAGACGTACAATAGTATAGCGGCCGAGGCCCAAATGGAGGCCAAGGCTTTCCGCTATAAGTACTTGCTTGACTGCACCTTTGTTAGTAGGTTTTTTGTTCCGGCTGGCACCAAGCATCTTACGATCCCCATTCTTGGGAAGGCGCTAGCTAGGTTCAACATGCGTGCTAATTTCAACACGTCTTTGACCGACGACCAGTACATGGCGGGCAAGTCTATCGGAGGTGCATACGAGTTTCGCCACCTTGAGCCTGTCCGCGACGCGTTCATTGTTCGCTTTGAGCATCATTGGCAAAATGTTTTGGCCCAACGACAAAGGGACAAACATTTGCCTGTGGAGTTGTCTTGGAATGCCAAGAGCGCTGGAGTCACTTTAAAAAACATTAAGGAGAAAATCTTTAACGTTGACTTGATTCCGGAGCTTGATTTCCACGGCTTCTGTTACCACAGGTACGGATTCGGGGCCGATGACGTGCTTTCGCTTTGCGAAGATGTAATTTTGACCACCGAGAAGGTTGACCTTCGAGGGACTCTTATTGACGTGATGGCAAGAGATTTTCTATGAGCTCTAATCAGGGATACTCCCTA